CGAGCCAATGACTGCTTTATTTCCTTGTAGTCATTATAACTTATTGTTTTTCCTTGAGATAGTGTTTCATGCGCCATCATCAGCATGGTGTCATCCCAATCGGCTTTCTTGTTTAACAGCCAGTGACGGTCGTATTCCGTCTTAAATGGCTTATCAAACAGTACGTCTGGCTTCATACCAAGGGCTTGTACTATCTCTGGGCCTTTAGCGCCACAGGCGTGGCAGTACATAAGAATTTTATCATCTGTCTCCTTGATGGACATTGAAGGGTTGTTGTCCCCATGCACAGGACAGCAGGCTATGTAGTTCTTGCCTGACCGCCTTGGCTTGTCCAAATTACCAAGAATACGTTCGAGGTTTAGCATCGCTCATTCTCCTTTTAATGTTAGTGTGGGTGATGAACCCCCTTACTTCTTTAGTGACTGACTTTGGAGTTCTATCGACTCCCTTGGGCCATACACCAAACTTCTCTTTATACTTATGACTAGCCCATCCTTCTGCGTAATTATGATCTTTACCGTATTGTACAAACTGCCCCATCCATGCTGACTTGTCTTCTACCTTGAAGTCTTTGCCTGCCTTCTTAAGCATTGAGCCATCGTCTTTAAACACAGGGTCTCGGCTTTCAATAGTATATCCACAAGCGCATCTTCTGCCTTGGAACGCTGCGGAACACACAGGGCAGTCTCTGGTTATCTTTTCACGCTCGTCTTTCTTGAGCTGCTGACGCTCATTAAACTTTTGAGTTCCGTCGTCCAATTTAGAAGGCACTATGTCTTCTGGGAAGCCGAAAGTCTTTAGGTTTCCTGCGTGGTCAAGATAGGTGGCCTTCTCTTTGCCCTCTGCGATTCTCCAGATTCTCCCTGCCCTCTGTACGAAAGCTATCGGAGACTTAGTAGGGAAGCAGTCTATCAGTATCTCCACCGAAGGATCATCGTATCCTACACCGAGGAGACGGCTACAGCACAGGACTTTGCACCGTCCCGACCTATGGTCATCGTAGATGTACTTCCGCTCCTCATCGCCCATGTAGCCATCTATGTGCAATGCAGGGATGCCAGCAGCGTTGAACCTTTCTACCATTGACTTCGAATGTGCCACCGAAGGACTAAATGCTATGGCTTTTCTCTGCAAATCATTGGAGTGCTTGCGGTAATTCTCCACAATGTCGCCATTGAAAGTGTCATCCATCATCGCCTTACCCAATGCCTCTGGGTCATAGTCTGAGCCACCAGTTGATAAGGCTTTGGTCTTGATACCCTTTAGGTCTATAGACTTCCCAACGTAATACTCCGTAGGACAGAGCCAGCCTTGATCCAGTAGCTGTCTGGTAGTGGTCGTGACTATCAGATCGTCCCAATGCAAACCAAGCGACTTGCTAAAGGGCGTGGCGCTAAGTCCGATGAAGGGTACGTTGTCATAGCGTTTCATGAACCCATCAACCAAACCTTTGTACATGGTATGGCACTCATCCACTATCGCCAAACCAAAAGGCAGGTGATTCCTCCGTACAGCCGTCTGGATGGACGCTATCTGAATCAGCTTGCTAGGATCGTACCTTGGGTCATCGCCCTGTAAGACGCTGTATGAAGCTCCTAGACTGTCAAACGTGTCCGTGGTCTGGGAAACTAACTTAACCCTATCACAAAAGAACACAGACCTAATCCCCTTCTCTGCTGCGTTCATCATAATAGTCGCTGCAATTCGCGTCTTGCCCATACTACAAGGCGCTGCCAGCAAGGGTCGCATCTTACCCTTGCGTAGAGACTGCCTTAAAGCCTCTACGGCTACTTCTTGATGTGGTCTTAACATGACTCAACGCCTATAATGTCAGGAGTCTTCCACAAAGAATTTATCATTGCATTAAGCCGTGTGCATTCTTCACAAAAGACAATTTCTTTATTGGAGCGTATCCACTTGGGACAGCCTTCACAGCGTTTGATGTTTCTTACCTTATCCATTAGACCTCCACAATGGTAATTTGCTCTTCAAGCGTGTCACGAGCCACCTGCTCTGCGTCTGACTGGAGTAAAGAAGTCTTAGACTCATTCCACAGTCTTAGTTGGATTTGCGCCGCTTCTGCCACCACATGATCGTCTATGTACCATCCACGGAATTTCTCTATGCCTGCCTTGTCCTTGGCGCAGTAGCCAAACCTTTCACCGTTACGCGCTAAACTAAACATCAGAAGTCCTCCCTGCGGACACCGTTGTAGTCGTGCATATCTAACACTGGAACATCATGTAGGTCTGTGTACCTGTTCCAGATTTTAGAATCTAAGTCTTCCATGATGAAGCGCTTGGCTATGTCAAAATAATGCTCATACTTGATGAAGAAGTCATCATGGCTCATCTTGCCAGCAAATGCTTTAGCCATATCAACATGGAACTGCGCGTTTACAGCGTTTGAGCTTTCATGAAACATTAGCTCTTGAAGCTCGTCAGGGCTTTCCTCAGTCGCAGCAATAACTAATTCGTTAGCGGCTGCGTCCGTGGCTTCTACACAGCGGTTCTTAGGGTCTACCAAGTCTTCTAAGTTAGCGTCAATCGCGTCAATTAAGCTCATGTTACTCTCCACAAGTAATTTTAAGGTTTTGGAAGTCAGGCCAGCCGAACTCACCACTGGTTTCTTGAAACAGGCACACCATCTCGATGTACTCAGCAGAGGCGCGTTCAGCCTCTTCACGGTCAAACTTGCCAGCAAAGCTCATGCCAGCAATGGTAATGATTAAAGCAGCGATTAGGATTAATTCTTTCATGTCAGTCTCCGATGCCCCCGAAGGGGCGGGTTAGTTTATCGAGGGCCGTAATACTGTTCGGAAGTTCCACCCAAGCAAGCTGCATAAGCGTCCAAAACTTGATCAGATTCTTCTTCAAAAGGGTAGCCAAATGACTCTACGTTTTGAGCCGCCTCTATTACTTGGCTTTCTGTAAGCTCTGGATATTCCGCTATTAGCGCTTCTATCTTTGCTTGAAATTCATTGCTGTACATCTTTATTTACCTTATTAAGTGAATCTAGGGCTATTGTGCCTGCATCTAAGGTATCGGTCAACACTTTTTGTTTACTAATTTACATCAGTTTGTATCAATATAGGTTTCTCTGCCTATTGCCTTCTCAGTGGCATGACACTCTGGGCAGTACCAACACACACGGTATTTGACCATCTCACCGTCTGTTACTCGCTCCTGAAAGCCTATAACCTCACCCATTGTGTCACCACAGCGGCAGGGCTTCTCAGATAGGTTATCCATTTGATTTCCTTACAGTTTTTTCTGCTAACACGAATTTTAGGCGCAATCGCCCTTTTTCCCCCGCAAATCACCCAGAGCCTTATACACTCTGACGCTTACGTCTGCCGTAGCAAAAGCCCGAAGGCTTGGTACTCAATTCAACGCCCACCTGAGTGAGTCGCTTCCCCCCTGCTTGACGCTTCACAGCGTGGATCAGCAGGCCACTGTTGTATAAGTATCTCACCAACGGTTCGTGGCAGTCTCTTGCGAGTTTGCGGTTGCCTGTTGTCAAGGGCGAAGACAGAGCAGGACGTTTGTGTTGGTTTGACCTCCCATTTCTGGGGCTGCATTAAAGGCGACAGCTTGCATGAGCCAGAGTACGTCAGGCTTTGCCACACGGTCGGGGGACTAGATATAGTAGAGAAGGGTTGTAACAGACACCAGATATTGTGTATACTTGGCTTGTCGGGTTTCTAACTCTTTCTTACTTTCTAGTCGGAATTTAGGGATTCAGCAACCCACCGACATCTTTGATGTTATTCTCCTTTGTAAGACATTGCAAGCCCCTTTCCACAAGGGGCTTTTTTTTGCCTGCTGTAAATAAAAACAGTTGACCAGTGTCTACAGCAGCAGTAGACTGTTTGTGCATTATCTAAAGGAGATTAATATGCAAACATCAGAAAACATCAACGAATTGGCTACTGCGCTATCAAAAGCACAGGGTCAAATGGGCGGCGCGTCAAAAACTGCCGACAATCCATTTTTTAAATCTAAGTACGCCGATTTGGGCAGTGTCATTGCTGCTGTTAAAGAGCCAATGGCTGAAAACGGCTTATCCTACGTCCAGTTTCCCTTTGCTTATGAAGGCACTGTCGGCGTAACCACCAGACTCATGCATTCCTCTGGGCAGTTCATGGAGTCTAACTTTTCTATACCAGCTCCTAAGAATGATCCTCACACATACGGCTTATTAGTGACGTATTGCCGTCGCTTCAGTTTGCAAAGCGTACTGGGAATTCCCGCTGAGGATGACGATGGCAATGCTGTTACCCAAGCTGCTAAGACTTTAATCAACACTGGTCAAGCTACATCTCTCAAAGCGATGTTAAAAATCACTGACACAGATGAGAAGAAGTTCCTTAAGGCATACAAGGCTGAGTCTATTGAGCAGTTTACTTTAGACCAGTTCAAACACGCCGTACCTCTGTTAGAAAAGAAACAAGCCAAGATGCAGGAGGCTTCATGATTCAGGGTAGTGATGAATGGTTACAGTCCCGAGTGGGGGTAGTAACAGCAAGTAATTTCTCTAAGGTCTTCACCACGGCTGGTAAGTTATCTACTAGCCGTGAAGGTCTTATAAACCAGCTAATAGCTGAAAAACTTACTAACGCACCTACTGAGACATTCAAGTCTTCTGCAATGGAGCGTGGCAATGAATTAGAACCACAGGCCAGAGCGATGTTTGAGGTCATCATGGGCGTGGAGGTAGAGGAAATAGGTCTTATTAAAATGGAAGGGCATGAGATAGGTTGTAGTTCTGACGGAGTGTTTGAAGACACAGGCATTGAAATCAAATGCCCACTTCCTGCTACACACTGCGCTTATCTACGCGCTAACAAACTCCCCAGTACCTACGTCCAACAGGTACAAGGGACAATGCTTGTCTTAGGTCTGGAGAAGTATTTCTTTATGTCTTTTCACCCTGAGATGAAACCGCTTATTATTGAAATTAAACGCGATAATAAGCTCTTGGAACTGGCAGAACCTCTACTGATAGAAACTGCTGATATTATTAAATCTGAAACTGAACGATTGAGGAAAGAAGAATGACATACACACAAGTAATTGATTTTGCCCTGTGGAAAAACGAAAAGCCTAAGTCTGAAAGGTCACCACAGATGACAGGCAAGGCTTCGTTTACCTGCCCTAACTGCCAAGTGGTCACAGAGAATATCTCTACCACTGCGTTTACTAATAAGCCCGATGGTTCTAACAAGCCGTTAATTAAAGGCTCTGGATCGATCAACACTGACAGCCCAGTAGACACAGTTCCTGTCGCTGCTGCGCCTGTTGATGACTTTGATTCGGATCTTCCCTTCTGAGGTACTTATGATTGATTTTGGGAAAGCACTTAGAGCTGCCCAAGAGGAGCAAGGCGTAACGTCGGTAGAACTGGCGAAGCGCTTTGCTGTTCATAAGCAGCAAGTCTCCAGATGGAGATACCAGAAAGATGCTAGCTTATCTCTGGTTACCAAGATGTCTAATGAGTTAGGCGTTGATGAACTAGAATTTGTGGCGAAAGGCTTATGATAGTTTTTAACACCGCAGCAGACGCGATTGAAGAGGCTGTGTTCTGTGCAGATTCAGAGCATATCCCTTACGTCATAGTCTTTGATGATAAAGGGTTTGGTGTTTGTAAATACGATGATGTTGAGGATATCTCTTTAGTGATGGAGTATATCAACGGCACTTATGTATGAAGCCCAGACACTACGCAGCAGAAATACTGGCACTCAAGACCAGAGAGGAAAGGAGGGAGGCTTTATCTAAAGTGCCTCCTGACTACCAAGAACGTGTCAAACTTTATGTGGAGAATGAATTTGAGCGAAGGAAATACACTCGCAGACCTTGAGAAAGTTACTCAAGAGTTTGCTCAAGCCGAAGCTGAACGCCAGTACCTTATGGAGTTTCGCAAGTCCAAGAAAGCCATACTCATGGCAGAAGCAGAAAGATCAGAGCATTCTATGCCGATTGCCAAACAAGAAAGATATGCGTACTCTCATCCTGAGTACCTTGAGTTATTAGAAGGATTAAAAGTCGCAATAGAAAAAGCGGTGTTACTGCGGCATAAGATTCAAGTAATGAATATGAGGTTTGAGCAATGGCGAAGCAAACAGGCGACACTGAGGCAAGAAATGTCTATCAGGTAAGCGATGAATTGAAATTCTTATCTATGATCTATCCAATTAATTCTAAGCTGTTCAGCATTAAACTGTTAGAAAGCAGAATGAAAAACATGGACTCTAAGACCAGATTAAGAGCAATTCGGGTAATTAATTCCCTACAAACTGGAAAGCCTTACAGATTATGAAGCGCAAGCCTAAAGTCAAATCTAGCAAAGTCTTACGGCAGGAATGCCTCAAAGCCATCCAGCGGTTATGTAGACTAGCCGCAGCGGATGATGACGGTAACTGTGAGTGCGTGTCTTGTGGTTGTGTTAAGCACTACTCAGCCTTGCAAGGTGGACACTTCCTGGCGAAAGGCTCATCTAGTTACTGGGCGTTAAAGATAGAAAACGTCCACCCTCAGTGTGCCTCTTGTAATATGTGGGGGATGAGGTACGGATCAGCCGCGCAGCAGTACACCCTCTGGATGGAGGATATGTACGGCAGGGACTTCGTAGATCAAATGATAGCCACCAAGTCAGAACCCATTAAACTCTACAAAGCTGATTACGAAGATATGCTGGCGGAGTTTAACGAGCAGATTAAATACCATGAGAATCGTTTAAGATGATAGAAGTCACCTTATCAGAAGACGAACAAGCTCTGTGCAGAGACGTAGCTATGTCCAGATATGCTACCTCTCGTAATTTAGGATTAACTCAGTTGAGAATAGACAGCTCTGAAATGAACGTGGAGTTGTTAGGCGTTCAAGGTGAGTTAGCCTTTGCTAAAGTGTTTGATCTGGAAGACCCGAAGGATCTTCTCGGCTCAGATGGTGGTACAGATTACACCATTCAAGACATAACTATTGATGTTAAAGCAGCCTCTAGACCTACCTATAGACTTATATTTAGAAGTTTAGAATCATTCAAATCACAAGTAGGCGTATTAGTTGTTAAGGTCAACGACAATAGTTTTAAGTTGATTGGTTGGACTACTTGTAAGCATTTTGCTGAGTTATCACAGCCTTTAGGTGAAGATGGTTTTACTTTAGAACAAAACCAGTTACGACCAATTGAAGAGCTGTGGAAAAGACTCACAATCAAAAGGCTTAAAAATGCCTGAATATGTAATAGCGATGTCCGCAGAAGAAATGTCTGAATTCTTAGAGTCAGAGTTTTATGACCTTGAGGACAACCCTAAACGGTGCATAGCAACCATGATGGCAATGCTCATAGATCATACTGAGTTTCTTGAAGAACAAGGACTAGAAGAGAAGTTTGACTTTCTGTACGACAAAGATGGAGGAGATTTACATTGAAATCAACAGATTACCAAGTAGCTGGCGACCATTACCAAAAGATGAAAATTCAGCCTATTGAATACATCATGGCTAACCAGTTGCCCTTTGCGGAGGGTTGTATTGTTAAATACGCTACCAGATGGAGAGAGAAGGGAGGGGTAGAAGACCTGCGAAAGATAAAGCAGTTCTGCGACTTCATCATAGAGTCTGAGTTGCAGAAGTTGGAGAATGTGAAACCTTAGTATCGCCCTGTTCTAATTAGCTCGGTAACTTCTATAGCACGGTTACCGACTTGCTCAGCCCACCTAGAGTTTAAGAATTCGTCTGCTGCTTTCTCGTAGTCTTCGGCTTCCATGTAAGATAAAGAATGTGTAAACGTCAACAATCTAGTGATACCTATGTTAAAACAAAGGTTAATCAAAGCATCCTGTCTGGCTCGGCATAAATCAGAATACCACTTAAAGTTATGTAATAGCTCGGTGTCGCACCGCTGAATATCGTTGTCTAAAAGATACAAAACCTCGTCTTCAGTAAGCCCCATGTCATCAAGGTTTCTCCCAACCCCTATAGTCAGCTTGCCTGCTGTGCATTCGTAGGGCTTGTTCCTTTTCCCTTCATGTTTAATAAGCATATCGCTTAGACGCTTACTCCTCGTCATCGTCAAACTCTCCCGCCTCTAACGCTAATAAAAAATGTGCCTGACCTTGTAATACGCCGACTATACTATAAATAGGCAACCCTAATTCGATGGCTTTTGTGCTTAAATCTGTCAATTCCAATTCAAGCGAGTGCATATTACTGTACATATCATCGAGCGTTTTTGTTCTTGGAAACTCAATCACCTTGTCGGTCATAATTATTTCCCTACATTTTTAACACGCTCGTAGGATCTAGCTCCTGCCAAGCCGAGCAGGCCAGTTAATACAGGCAGCATAACCGTAGTATCAGCTTGCGGAACCTCAATACCAAAAGGCGCAGCTAAAGGAGAGATAAGAAAGTTCACCGCAAAACCTGCTACGCAGACCCAAGCAGTTGCTGGCCTCCAAGAAGACTGAAACCAGTTTCCTTTGGCTTCTTCTTTATTGACAGCGATTTGCGCCAGCATGATTTCTTGATGGTGCTTATCAGCCATCGTTGCAATCTGATGAGCAAGCTCGTTTTTCTTGTCTTTATCCTCAACAAACTGGTCTAGCAAATTTGTTACTGGGCCGACCAAGGCAGTCAGCGAGGACAACACTATGCCACCGCCAATGCAATCACGACGATAACAGCAAAAATAGTTACAACAGTCGCCTGTTCTTCTGTGGCGCTCATAACCTTAGATTTAACAAACTTGCCTATTACTTTAACGTATTTCATAGTCGTTCCTTATTTATCAGCTTTGGTGTCAAGGCGTTTAAAGATAGCACCGAGCATCTCTTTAATCTCTCGTATGTCATCTCGGTAGTCTTCTTTAGCTACATACATAATAGGTATGGACTTCATGTCAGCGTCAATCCTATCCAATAAAGCAAAGACTCGATTGACTAACCAACCGACAACGAATCCTGCGACTGCTATTGTAATATTAAACATAACTTGATAATCCATACTACACCTATAGTGTCAGGTCAGGGACTTTACGCAAGTCTCTGATTTGGTAAACGTGACGTATAACCTCTCCTCCGTCACGATGAAATACTACTTGGGTCATCACGCTAGACGATCCATATCCTGCTCCTGCATGCCAAGAGTCAGGTGGTGCTAATGTCCCAAAGGCTTCTACGAAAACGCCGTTATCTGTCTCTATGGCGTTCTGGTGGTGTATATGTCCTACTAGCCACTTCCTGTACACAGTAGATGACCACTGCTCTGGTAACATCTTAGGGAGAATAGCACCTAGCTTAACAGCCTTAACCTTGTCTCCGTGATGCACAGCCAACAGGTTCTTACCAAACTGCACGGTGTGAAAGAAACCGTGAGGATCTAATATGGTTACCCTTGGCTCTTTTGAGTAGTAGAACTTTAAGATTAACGCGAGGGCGATGGCAGTATCGGAGTCGTGGTTACCTCTAGCCATCACTACAACGCAACTCTTGTGTTTCGTAAGCAACTTATCGATTGCAAACAAAAACGTCTGTGCTGCTATTTCAAGCACTACTTCTATTCTAGTGTCTACGTCTAGCTTCGTTCCTCCAAAGGTAGTACCACTGCTGCCATTGGCGTGAATGAAGTCTCCTACGTTAACCAGTAGGCACTTCTCGGACGCCGGGGCTAGATCAACCAAGTAATCGACAGCCGCTAACATATCATTGGAGGCTATCTTAGTGTCGTAATCACGAACTTTGGTCTCTCTCGCGTCAGCCCTCATCCCGAAGTGTGCGTCACCTATTACTATTGCAGGTAATAAATCCGTAGCAAACTTCTTAATCTTTGGCTTTGCTTTGGGCTTGTACGGTTTAACGCCTTTAGTTAAGCCATCCACAAAACTTTGCAGTGCTTTATCTCGCGCCGCTTCGGTCATGGTACGTCTAGTCTTTAACCAAGCCTTGTTGCCTTCATCGTCCGCAGTGTAAATAGAGCGACCAATGACCATCTCGCCTTCGGGAACGTGACGACTAGCATCCCAGTTTTCTGAGTACCCCGCAGCAGCCGCAGTGTTCTTAGTAATAGACACATAGTCACGCATGGTGGACTGAGAGATACCTAGTACCCCCGCAGCCCTTGCACTATTGCGGCCGCACTCTTCCCAAACTTGCATTGCTTCGCGATGACGTTCTGTTTTAGCGTAATCTACTAGAGTCATACTATCCTACTGCTATAGCAGCGATATAAATTGCCGAACCCGCACACAGTGCAAGCGCAACAAGAGCAATGAGTAAATTCTTTGCTTCCTGCTGCCGTTTTAACTTCTCACGTTGCAGCTTTAAAAGCTCACGCTTAGCCGCAGCTCTACGGTCACGCTCTTCAGTCCTGACTCTCAGCATCTTTTGGTACAGCGGAGTCTTTCCTTGAGCCATAAACATTTTTTTAATCTTGGCTTCGTAGTCATCGCAGGCAATCTCGGCTTGGATAATTTTCAGCGCGTAAGACTCTACTGACTCCTCGCCGTAAGAGCCATTAGGCTTATGCTGCTGCTTAGCTTCTTGAACTTTGTCTTTGGCATCGTAAAAATTACCAAGCTGATCTAGCAAGCCACTAGCTTGCTGGCCTGTGTCGATTGCAGACTGTATTAAATCGAAGGCTTTCTTAGCCGCGCTTAGGGCTAATGCAACGTCTATCATTCTGTTATTACCATTGTATCTGTGTCTTCAAAAAAAATCATATTGCCTTCGCAAACTATGTTCCAATCTGGGCCTTCTTGCTCGCTACGAGACGGCACTTCTATAATAACGTGTCTAGCTAACCACTCTGTATCGCCTTGCAACACGCGCCATACATGTTCTTCGGTGCCTCTACCCGGTTGACCTCGGGCTTTATTAAACCTTATGCGGTATTTAAGCATTTGGTCTTATCGGGAACCTAGGGTCGCAATCAAAATCTGGACACAAGCAAACTGCGTCTAAAGCAAACAGGTAGTTTTCCCAAGCAGATTTTTCGCCAACCGTTATTGTAGGGTCGCTTAGTGCGGTGTTCGCAACGGTTTTTTCGGTATCTACACGAGCCATGACCTCGGCTTTTCTTAACGTCTCTTGCTCAGCCTTTGTAAGCTCAACCCAACCTTTATCGGCGTAGCTAGGGCCGATCCACGATAGATCGTTTATCTTATCTAAAAACCCGTGCAAGCCGAAAATAGGACCCCAGTTATTTGGTAGCGGCCCTGCTGCGCTTAGTGGTTCGTTTGTTGACAGTCTTTTTAGTTGCCACATTTACTTGCTCCGTATTTTGTTTGGGTAACAGTCCAACCTTCTCGCGTCCTAATTGCTGACCTGCAAACGGAGGGTGTCCGTTTAGATGCAATCTTTCAACTTCACTTGGTTCTCGCCACTCACGCCAACTACCAAAATCGTTTCTAGGTTGTATATGTATTTGACAACCGATACTGGCGGCTAGTTGATGGATAAACTCTGTAACCTGCACAGGTTGATACACGTTCCACAAAAAAGTGCCATTTACTCCACGCATTGTTATTTCAGTAGTACCAGACCCCGACATACCTATGCTAACTGACTGCGCTCTATTCCTGTTGGAGTCTAACGCTTCAAGCTGCTGCTGTTGCTGCCTTTCTTGAAACTCTTTTTCAAAATCTTTTTTGTTCATAACTACTGTGGACACCAAGATATGTTTACTTGACCATTTACTGTTACAGGATACGAAGACCCGCCGACTATAGAAACACAATTATGCGTTGTAGGGTTTGCCGCACTTCCGGCACTTCCGGCACTTCCGGCACTTCCCGCCCCACCACGGCCACCACCGCCGCCTCCTCCTCCTCCTTGTCCATACCCGAGAAAGCAACTGTCCCGAGAAACTGATCTTGCAGCCCCGCCGCCGCCGCCACCTCCCGCGCCCGACACTGATCCCGCAATAGCGGGAGGATAGTTTATGGCGTTGCTTGAATAGGTGCTATTAGAGTTCGTCCAGCCCCCTCTACCGCCACCACCGCCTCCTGTGTTACCACCACTAGAAGCGGAGTTCCAAAGTACAGTATTTATAGAAGGCCCATCGCCGGAGTTTATAGTTCCCGCGCCACCACCGCCAGTACCGCCTCGGCCTTGTGTAACTATGTTTCCGGCGTAGTAGGCATAGGAGCAGCAGCCTCTATACCCATATCCTCCACCGGGAGTGCCGCTATTCCCTCCGGGCGCATTTCCATTTGTAGAATTTTGAGATGCCCCGGTACTGCCCGCATTGCCCGCAGTTCCTTGTGCGCCCCCCGCGCCACCCGCGCCACCCGCGCCACCTGAAAAAGAAAGGCAAAATGCAGAAGAAGAAGCGCCCGGATTTCCGGGTGTACCAGAGTTACCTGCTCCCCCGCCTGCGCCGCCTGAAGCACCCGCTTGTGCGGGAGCGGTGGCGGTATTACCTCCACCCCCAAGGCTACCGTTAGCTCCTCCCCCATAACCACCGCTTCCCCCCGCTCCAGTACCACCCGCATTTCCAGTACCCCCCGCATTGCCGGAACCTCCTAGCCCAGTTAAATTAACTAGAGTCACTCCTGCGGGGGCGCAAAAAGTTCCGCTTGTGTTAAAAGTTTCAGAACCACCGGGAACTACACCTGCTCCCATTAAACCAATTTTGCTAGTACCTATAGGCATAATTTACTCACTCGTGGTAAAACCATCCGGTCACTATATATTTTGTGTTATCGCCATAAACAGGATTTCCTCTGTGCGCGTGTGTAAACGCTGCGGGCCATAGCACCATTGTATTCTCAACAGGATTTAGTCTTCGCTGTTGATATAAAAACTCTGTCTCTCCGTTGGCTTCTGTAGGGAGCGTATTCAAATAAAGCATATAAACCAAGCCTCGATTTGCTTGATCACCGTTGCCTTGTTCGCCGTGCCACACATGGTAGCCGCCTCCAGTAGAGGTTTCCTGCATCTTCATATTGTTGCAGTTTATGTTTGTATTTTTTAACGGAGAAAACTCCTCGGCATAAGCATCAAAGCAGTGCTGTAAACCTTTAAAAAACATATTTCTTGTATCGTTATCATTAAACGGCTCAAAGTTTATATTCTTGCCATTGGCGCATATCTGATAATCGTTTTTTATATGTTTATCTGCGCCTTCGCCTTTCTGTCTGTCTGACCCCGCTCCCAAGTTTTTGTTTCGATTAAACTCAGTTATAAGATGCTCGCAGAATCCCTCTGGGAATACGTCAGAAAATACGCCAATAAAGTCTCTATACTCAAAATTCATTTAAACTCTGGCCCCGATACCCATGTTACCAATGTTTGCCTTGTGCCTTTTATTACCGGAGTTACTTGGTGCAATGTCCACGCAGGAAACACTGTTATAAGTCCTCGCTTCTTTTGCATAGAGCTAGGCTGACCTGTAGTAAGTATTTGTAATTCGCCGCCCTCATAGTCTTCTGGGTTTGATAATTGCAATACCAGTGAGAGCTTTCTTGACGATCCAGATGCCCCAAAGTCTTGATGCCACTTATAGGTTCCTTGTCGAGACTCATGGTAATTAGTTAGCTGTATAGGCTCTCCGAAACCAGTAAGATCAAACCCAAAATACTCCGCATTAATACTTGAGACAACATGAGACAAAACTTCAAAAACCCACGAACACTCTGCGTCTTTAGAGAGCCAATTTAATTCTGATCTGCGAACAGATTCGGATACTTGTCCGTCAGCCCCATTGCCCACTTGAGCTTGTTCAGTAGCCTCCTTGGCTTTCTGTTGAAGCCAGTCAAGCTGCTCCTCGGTAAACGCTCCATCCCACCACGCAAACGGCTCTCTCTTCCGTGAATAGGGTGTCAGCAAATGCTGCATCAAATAAACCTTTTCCTTTGCGACAAAATAAAATGAATAAACTTTGTAGGAGTTTCAGATTGATTACCAGTAATCATGTGCGGTAGCCAAGAGTTAAATAGCATCATCGTGCCAGACTGTACATTATTAAAATGTATCTGCTGAGTCGCCATGTTTACTTCTTCTTTCTGTTCCGAAAACAAATCTGACATTTTCTTACCAGAGCGAGGATCATCAAATATAGGATAGGAACCGCTTTCAGAAACTTCTAAAAAGTAAAAGCCAGAAATCTGACTATCGCCGTGGACATGCATGATATTGCCACCGCCACACCCAAACTCTTGCGCCCACATAGCCGAAACATAAAACTCGTATTCGTTAGTCAGATAACCTTGGTCTTTTAAGATACTGACACCTCTGTCTCGAAAGTAAGAGGTCAAGTATTCAAGATCAGGATCGCTGCCCATGTGTTCGGTTTGCTTAACCACCGAATCATCTGTCTGGTCGTAATACTTCTGACTATGCTCTAAAGTCTTGCCCACCCACTCCGGTCGTTCTTCACGATAGATTGGAGACGAGAAGTACGAGTAGGCTTCCATTTAGCTATTTACGAACGCAGTTAATTCTGTGGCAAGTCCAATGACTGCGCTTGCTGTAATGTTTGTAGCGTCTGCTGCTGCTTGAGTGCGGCGATTCTCTACCAATATTTCTTTAGCCATGCGTACCATGTCTAGCTTGGCTCGCTTCGCTTCTGACGCAGCTTGATTAGCAGCTCGATTGTCTTCTGTCGCGTTCTGCTGTTCTACTTGCGCTTGCATTTCTGAGGATAAGGCCATTTTAATAGTCTCCTGACTAGCTTAAATTTTTAGCGGGTAATGTAACGTACCAAGTTGTCCCGCCGTCTGGCGAGAAGAAAAACCAAATATCTGTGACATTCGCATCTGTGGATCTGCTTACTGAGCCACCGGGATATTTAAATGTACCTCCCGCAAATGCCACTGTCCGACTTGCGGTTGCGTCATTAGTCAGAACCAAAGTAAACGATGTCGCTCGGTTTGAGTCTGAGTTTGGAGTCGCCAGAGTAAACGTGCAGCTCCCTGTAAGTGTCGCAGTATACACCGTTCCTGCGTTGCAGTTAATTGTCTGAGCTGTGCCTGTATTGCCTATAACGACCACTTTGTCAGAGAATGTGCCTGCAAAATACTGACTAGAATCAAACGATATTACCTCTGCGGCAGTGCCGTCCTGCTTTAAGAAGCTGTCCAGATTCGCATCAAGGTCGCTTATCTGAGCCACTGTGACGGAGGTTGCTACTGGGGCAACACTTAACCAAGCTGCGCCGTCATAGACCTTCATCGCGTCTGAAGTAGTGTTGAAGTACAAAGCGCCTTCCACCAATGCACCGCCTTGGTTATCAACTGTAGGATCAGATGCCTTCTCGCCAAGATATAACGCTTCAAAATCAATCAAAGTCGCAGCCGCTGTTGTGGCCGATCCCGCCGCTGCTGTAGCAGAGCTTGCTGAAGCCGTAGCTGACGAAGCCGCATTTGTAGCCGATGTTGCTGCTTCGGATGCTTTGGTCGTAGCTGTAGAAGCCGAAGTGGCAGCGTTTGTTGCTGAAGTCGCCGCTTCAGATGCCTTAGTGGTAGCTGTGGTAGCAGATGCAGCAGCAGCAGTTGCGCTAGATGCGGCGGCAGTCTGGCTAGAACTAGCAGCAGTGGCTGAACTAGCCGCAGCAGTAGCACTAGAAGAAGCAGCCGTAGCTGATCCTGATGCTCCAGAGGCAGAAGAGGCAGCAGCAGTAGCTGAAGAAGCAGCATTTGTCTCTGCGGTCTCGGCGTTAGTCTCTGCTGTTTCAGCCGCAGTTTTTGCTACAACCGCCGCATCCTTTGCAACAACAGCAGCATCCTTTGCAACAACCGCAGCGGCTCTTGCAGTATCAGAGGCCGTGGCTGAAGTAGCACTCGCTGTGGCTGAGGTAGCACTCGCCGTGGCAGATGTCGCAGCAGCAGTAGCCGAAGAAGCAGCCGCAGTTGCACTAGAAGCCGCCGCAGTAGCACTTGCCGCAGCCGCCGCACTTGTGCCTACCCAATAAGCACCAGAGCTTGCAGGAACATTGCCTATATTGGAATTTTGCAGAGACGTATAGAGAATACCGTCTGTACCGACCACGTTCTCATTTATTGCGTAGGTTCTAGTCGAGAGCCAAGCAAACGCAAGAGAAACCCAATAAGCAGTCTGAGTAGATGGATTTTGATTCAGATTAGTGTTCTGTAAAGATTGGTATTGTGTTGATCCGTAAGTGACAACATCTCCAACACTATAGGTAATGCCAGCATTCCACTCGACAGAGTAAAGGAGTGTCCAGTAGCCAGTAGATGTCACAGGGTTGTTGTTTTGATTACCATTGACCAATGAACGGTAATAAACACCGTCTGAGCCTAGCACTACGTCTACTGCGTTGTAGATTTTCGTAGCAACCCACTCATCACCAAAGTCAGTCGCTGTCTCACCCGCAGGGTCTCTTACAGCAATCTGTACGTCGTCATTGTCAGTCAATATGACCTTAGCAACACCGTCAAAGAAGATATTGGGTTGACGACCAGCCGCAGACAATAGAACAGGGTTAGTGTTCGGGATAGAGTTGTTGATATCCGCAAACGTAGTCTTTGGGGTTGTAGTGCCAGATTCGTAGAAGTACAGCTTACCCTCTACTAAGGGGTCGCCAGCGTCATCTAAGTATTGGTCGAAATCACCGAATCGTGCCATTATTCTTCACCTGTCAGTTGAGCTGCTGTAGCAGAACGCGCTGTTTGTGCGCCGAACCTTGTAGCTCTGGAGGGATTCAAAAGTAAGTTATCTTGAAGTTCTTGTCTAAGTCTTCTGGTGTTGCCTCTTTCAAGCAATGACCGTACTGTTGCAGGATTCATCCCACTTGTTAAAAGAATGTCACCAGCACTTTGTAATGCCGCAGCAAATTCTCTGCTGTTTTTCTCTTTACCTAAACCGTCAAAGATATTCGCTACCTCCGCACTGGCCTGAGCAGGGTTGCCAAAAAGAGCAGTAATTCTACCAAATGTTTGCCTAAACCCGCCTATGTCTTGCGCCTGCTGAACTGTAGTGGAGTTTTCTAGCGCCGTCCGTCTGGTTAGCATAAACTCAGCTTCACGCTTCATGGCGCGTAAGAATTGCTGGAAAGACTGCTCATCAGGGAAGACTGCTCTTAATTTTACTACATCACCATTCCGTCCAAACATTCTTTTCATTAAATCTGCGCTAATGTTAGTGACATCAATCTTGTCCATGATTGCCTGTCTAGCACCTAACCTGTACATATTCATTTCGGCAGGTGTCATGGTTTTGACAGTATCAATCACTTGTCTGCGGTTAGCTTTCAGGAATAATTCACCTTGCTGTGCTGCTGATTCTAAAGCTCTTTCACCAGCAAAAGTTTCTCTAGCTTGCTTGTATTTTGGAATCTGAGCGTCAGCCTCGTCAATCATGGTGTTTTTCAGCCTAGTTAAGTCTCTAGCCTTATTATTTTCACCAGCTCTAAGAGCCGTAGCAATCTGGTCATCCAGTTCTTGCTTAGTGGCATCTATCACATCAAAGTGAGTAATCTCATCGCCAGCAGCACGTTTATCGGCTAGTCTAGTTTCAGCGGCCTGCCTTGCCCGACCTAAAGAGCTATCACCCTCTAAAAGCGCTTTAAGCCTACCGCTAACACGGAATGGCGTAGCACTAGCCTCGGCATACAATTCCGTAATAGCTGGCCTAGTTGCTTCTCTAAGACCTGCGATAGCTTGCTCCACAGTCATATCAGGAGACTGCAAACCAAAATCAACATCTTCCGCAACCCTGCCAGCTTGCCCTGCATTCCTTTCGCCTAACTCCCTTGCAGTTCTGCCTTGCAAGTTAGGATTAAGGTTGCCAGCAGCCCTAAGAAGTCTTCTAAAGGATTGTGCTATGTCAGCAGGGATAGCTTCTGGGCCAAGCTCATCCAGTTTTAAGATAGCTTCATCAACAGTCATCCCCTCTCTTGTAAGAGCCTCGGACAACAAATCTGCTGCGGCATCATTTTGAACAGAGTTTAAGCTAAGAGCGAGTTGTTCTACAGACCGTGGGTTTGCAAACAACCTATCAAACAAACTGCCTGCACCTCCCTTAACTACCATAGCAGTCATAGGCGCAAGAATCTGACCCACTATGTCAGCATCTTCCCCGCCTAGCTCTTGTGCCATTTCCCCGCCTGCAACAGCGGCTGCACCAAACCCAGCTTCTTGCTGAGGAGTGGTTTCTAGTAACTCTCTACCTACTCGCTTAGCTGTTTCTACAAACTGCCTACCAGTTGGTATAGCCTTTGGAATGGCTTGTTGAGCAAAACGCATACCTTGCGCTATCGGTAACGCAGAACCCAAAACCTCACCTGTTGCCCCAGCAACATTAGCCACAGCGCCTTCACCAGAAAAAGCGCCTCTTGCTGGAATCTGCGCCTCAAAGGAAAACGGTTCTGTTTCTCTGTAAGCAGCCTGTGGCGACGCAGGCATTTCTCTTTGGCCTAGCATGGCTTGAGCGTATGGTCTGATTTGACGCTCTGCTGCAATGGCAGGAGACAAAGCAACGTCAGCCATAGAGCCTAAAGCTCTTAACCCGCCGCCTGTTAATTCGCCAGCAGCATCTCCAACAGATTCTAAAAAGCCTTTTTCTTCCGCTGGAGCAGATGACTGCATTAATCTTTGTGTGGTCGCCTTAATTACTTCTGGAGTTACATCTGACGGAAACTCAATAATCCTGCCATCAGGTAGCTCAACCTCAATGATGTCATCATTCATTTATAACATTCCCCTGAGCGTCTACTCTGATTCTGACACGGCCACCACCACCAGCTTCAGACGGGTTTTGCTCTTGATATATCTCATTGAATATACCAGAAGCATTAGCGCCTAACTGTGCGTTTAGATAGCTATCTATTTCTCGTACTGTAGGAGTGTCTTCCATTCCCAAAGCACGGCTTCTGCCAATCTCTGCATCAAGCTGTAGAGCTTCTAAAAGGTTGGATAGCAGCCTGACGTTAGCCTCTGTACTGCGTGATTCACTCGCTTCAATCTCTCTTAGCAAGTCACCTTCACGAGCAGTAAATGCTGCGCCGAATGTAGGCTTTAACTGTGCTAGTACTTGCTTTCTTAGGTTGTAAGCTAACTCGCCTTCATCAGCATTTTCTCCGCCTAACGCTCTTCTAATGCGTAATCCAATACCAGCTACGCCACCAGTTGCAATCCTATCCAACAAGACAAGAGAAGCCTTAATTTGTGGTATAGACTGAGCAGCGGAACGACCACTATCAATGACTTCTTGGCCTCGTGCTACATTGCCTTTAGCTGTTTCAGTTGCAGTTGCAATCGCACCCGCCTCGGCTGGGCCTGAAGCAATAGCTGCTTCAATCACTCTTTGCTTTTCAGTGGGGTCGGTAATTTCACCTTTAATCGGATCAAGCACACGAGTCCTGCCAGCGCCTAAGTATTGAACAGCTACGCCATTCTTGTACTTGGTAATTCCGGAGCTTCCTTCCATTGATCCACCACCACCAGACCTCATAAACTCTTGGTACTCTGGTGTGCCTTCAACAAGACCTGCCTGCTGCGCCCTGAACTTCAATGTTTGCACTGTAGAAGGAGTTTGACCATCTCCGTAGACCTTATACAAACTACCTACAGAGTAAATGGTATCTAGCTGGTCTTTTAAACCTTTAATCGCCGTAGGGTCTCCAGTACGAGCTGCGTCAGCTAACTGAAGCATCTCCTGAGAGTCACGAGTATTTACACCCATCGGAGTGAGAATCTCTAATCTGTCTCTAGCTATGTCAGCAATAGACCCGAAGTCCCCTCGGTCAAAATACTGTTTAGCAGTTGCAACGTCTTGGAATAGAGTTTTCTTTCTCTCTTCCTCACGCTTCGCATCAGCATCCTGACGCGCCGTGTCCATGTCAGCCATCTTCATCTTATACAGGTCTTCTTGCTGCATACGCTGTTGGAACTGTGGCACTTCGTTCTTAAAGGCAGCGCCTAAGCCCATTAAGGCTCTTGCTACGTCAACCATTATGATAGTCCTTGAAGCTGTTGTGAGGAATACAATGCTGGGTTGTAATTCATTCCGGTTTGTGGCGTTTGATTAAAATAACCTTGCGGTAAGTATCCACCAATATTCATGTTAGTGCCGTAACCAGTAGGTTGCTGATTAGTGTTTTGATTACCAAACATCTGGTAGCCAGCACCTGCCGCATTAAACGCATTCCCTACCATATTCCCATAATCAGGAACAAACGAAGGCACATTACCAATACCCAGCATGGTGCTGCCTGTGCCTGTCAGAAGGTTGGCTTGGTTGCCACTGTAACCCTGTTGAGCCATAGCCTCAGCCGCTGCTGCATTATTGGTTAAGCTGTTTAAGTAATTCATCTGGCCTTGAGTCAAGTTGGACAGGTTGGTTGCTTGGCCTTGCTGGATACCACCAAGTAACTGAGCAACATTGCCAGCCTGATTCGCTAAGTCTCGGCCTGCCTGCGTTCTTCCTTGGGCTAAGTTAATACCTAAGTTAGACACTGTAGATGCCGCTGGAAGCCCTGTAGACAAGCCGTAGTTAGCTAGATTAGAGCCAAGGGCAGTTCTTGTATTAAGCTGATTAACACCTAGATTCTCTGCAATCCTGCCAAGGTTCTGACCCTGAGTCATGTAGGTGTTAAGACCTGACATACCCTGCTGTTGGGCTAAATTCGCAAGATTTTGACCACTTGCTTGGGCAATATTAGCCCCCTGAGTGCCTTGAGCCTGAGCAATGTTAGACAGATTCTGACCTTGAGATTGAGCAACATTAGCAAGATTCTGTCCTTGCGACTGCGCTATGTTAGCGCCTAGCGTTCCTTGCTGTTGTGCTAGATTGGACAGATTTGCGCCTGTAGCTTGAGTCATTCCCGCGCTACCAGTGCCTAATGCCTGCGCTAACTGAGCAAGGTTCTGGCCTCGGTTCTGAGATATATCCGCTCCAGCAGTTGCTTGTAGCTGAGACAATCCAGCAAGAGCCTGACCGCCGCCTTGAGCAAGATTCGCAAGGTTCTGACCAGCGCCAGTAGTAATGCCAGCAAGGTTCTGACCTTGTGCCTGTAATGCCTGTAAGTTCGTAGCTCCTTGCTGTTGAGCAAGATTGGCGAGATTCTGACCACCGCTTGTGGCGATGTTTGCTGCGCTACCGCTTGCTCCTAAGCCTTGACCAGACAAAGTGCCTAAGTTGGCGATTTGCTGCTGTAGACCCTGAGAAGCTAGTCCTTGTCCGAATCTAGCAAGTTCTTTCTGGACGTTACCACCGCCCAAACCACCAGTAGCTGATGACCCTGCCAAGTTAGCCCGCATTCCCTGCTCGCGCAAGAATGCCATTTGTGGGGACTCTTGGTAAGCCTGATCAAAAGCCTCCTGACCTAACGCACCAGACAAAGCAAGCTGCTGTTGTAGAGCAGTAGTACCAGCCTGTCGGTAAGGATCAAACATTCCTTCCGCACGACCAAATGAGCCAGTAATATCCTGACGCCCTTGACCTATGCCTTGGTTAAATGCGCTTAAACCTTGAGCCGTTCCTTGCTGTATCTGGCCTGTAGCCTGTGCTTGCGCTGCCCTAATAGCGTCAGCAGCTCCACCAAAGCCAGCAGTTAAATCAGTTCTGCCTTGACCTAAGCCAGCTACCAAACGGTTGTACGCTTCTTCAGAACCTGTAGAAATATCTCCACGCCCTTGAGTAATACCTGACGATAACTGTTCTTGAGCTGCTGCTAAGCTGCTAGATAAATCGCCTCGCCCAGTTGTAATGCCTTGATTTAATAAATCTTGAGCTTGAGTTGCGCCAGAAGAAATATCGCCTCTAGCCGTTGTTGCTCCAGTGGTAATATCGCCTCGCGCAGTGCCTGCTGCTGCATTGATTAAATCTTGAGCAGTGGTAGTAGAGGAGGAAATGTCATCTCTAGCAGTAGTGATACCTGTGTTAAGAGCCTCTAACCCAGAAGTAACGCCTGTAGTAATATCATCTCTAGCCGTTGCCGCACCAGCAGCCAAGTCATTCAGACCTACTTGAGTTTGACCAGTTAGATCAGTTCGGCCTGCTTGGTTGATCGTGTTAAGAAGACTTAGAGCATCAGAAGCGCTGCCTGTTAGTGCTGTTTCTGAACCAGCCAAACCTGTAGGAATATCATCTCCATCACGACCGTAAGTAATATCACTAACGCCGCCAGTTAGGTCAGCGCCAGCAGACATATTCGTGCCTGTGTTAGCAGAGGTCTGCTTCAATGGGTCGCTTATAATAGTGCCGCCAGTAGCATTCATTTCAGCCATGACACGGTTAATGTCATCTTCTGAAACTTTGAACTGGTTAGCTGCTTGGGCGACAGTGATGTTTCCATCATCTATCTGCTTTTTAACTTTTTCAGCATCGCTCATGTTGTAGTCTGAATCAGCAGCTACATCACTCAAAATACTGTCTACGATTTGCTCTTCGCTTAACCCAGTGTTGTTCTGTAGGTAGTCCGTCACATCAGTAACAGGAGCGTCAAAATACTTAGCCACCTGTGGAGCTGTAGCAACACCAGCGACTACTAAGGACTCTAGCTTTTTAGTTTGCTCTGGCGTGAAATTACCTTTTGCGTAAGTTTCTTTTGGAACTCCGCTAATCACTTCCATCGTATAACTTTCGTCTACGTTAAAGTGCTTGCTAACGTCTGAGACGTTTAGCTTGCCAGCATTCATTAGGCCAGTGATTGTCTCAACCTGTTCGGTAGTGTAATCCCCTGTTGGGGGGATAGACTTCATAATCTCTTGAGCAGATTGGTTGTTGATGTTTTCAATAGCCATGCCTTCAGTAGACATTCCTAAACCCGCCGCAGCGTAGTTAGGAGTCACGCCAAAGTTTTGCGCTACCTGATCAAGACTAACCGCTCCAGAGTCAACCAGTCCTCTAACTTGATCTATTTCTTGCTGAGAGTAATTATTATCTACAGCAATGCCAGCTAAGGGGTTTGGCGCTGGTATTTGTGGCATAAATTGATCAATAGGCAATGCGCCTATTTCTGGCGTTGCAGCCAGAGTAGCGGCGGCATCATCTACCATGCTAGCAGGAACGCCTAAGGTATTAGCTAAGTCGGCATTAGACATTCCATTTGCAGCAGCTTCTCTTAGCGCATTTCTTTGCAAGCCCTCAGGGATTGGCTGGCCTTGGCTAATGAGGCTTTGAATTTCTTGAATAGCAGCCATTCTTATCGCCCCTTCCCAAAGTTGAGGATTTTACCCATTTGCTCTGTGGTAACTAGCTGAGTGCTTTGAGCTGGAGCTGCGCTACTTTTATGTCCGCTCCATGACCTCTTGCCTTGCTCAATCTCATACTTACCGATATTGTCGTAATGCCATCTACCGTAAGACTGAATGTCTTTGTAGTTGGGATTATTAGGGTCACCAGCTCTAAGTTCTGGTAATTGCCGCTTGTAGTCTTCTTCAATATCTTTGTTTTCATCAAGGTAAGATTGAATATCAGCCTGACTAGTCGTAAAGGTATTCTTCATAGGCTCAATGGGCTGGAAGTTTAATCCTTGCGGCTGAGTCAGACCAGATAGCGCAGAGTAGTCCATTTGAGGAGACATAGCCTGCAAAGTACTGTAGTCCATGTCTTTACCAAGAATAGCGTTACGCTGAAGCTGTAGACCAGCCAGAAGCGCATTCTGATTCATCATGCCGCCTTGGTTAATCATCTCAGCAGTTGGCTGGAATGTCTGACCCGCTAAACCAAGCGCTTGATTTAAGCCTTGCTGACGAACAGCTTGCGCGTTTTGGTAACCGACAGGCAATTGCTGCATAGCCGCCTGAGCGTACTGCTGCGCCATCGCTTTGTCTGCTTGGTTCATCGCTTGAGCTTCTTCAGTCGCTTTGCGTTGCGCCCGATTAGTAGATGCAGAACCTAATACACTTGCCGCACCGCCAGCTAATGCCCCTACGCCTTTAGCACCGCCTAAAGCGGCTGCTGCTTTGCCTGCCCCCGCCAGTAATGGCGCTACAAAAGGTATTGGCATATTAATATCACCTATTAAATTTTGTTAATTTTAACACATTTATACCGCAATCCAGCCTTTTGACGTATCGCCTGCAATGGATGGCTGCATCTTCCTATATTCGATAGACCCACTAGAACCATTGGCATCTATGTATAAACTGTACTGTCTAGCCTCTAGCACACCCTCTGGCGACCCTGTGCCGACAATAGGAATGCTTAAACTCGCATCCTGAGTGAATTGCCGAAATGGTTGCTCCATTGTCCCATCAGCAGAAACAATGGGCTGCGCAGCGTTAAGCCTTGGGCCTGTCACTTATCACCACCAATGATGTTAGCTGTGAGTTGGATAATCACAGGCTTTACCGCATCAGTTAAGGTAAATCTAAATACTTCAAATCTCGCCGCCCTGCCGTTACGCCTCCAGATAGCTCTTCTAGTGTATTCACCTATCTTGCCTATTGAGCGAGAGATAGGGCCGCTCCAAGTCTTGCCGTCTTTAGAGCGTTCTAAGGTAATCTGCGGGTCTATAACGTCTGAATTACCCACGCCTGACTCAACAGTCAATTCTAATGATGGGAAGAACACAGATTGCATATTGTTTTGGAAAGGCTGCGTAGCTACCCTTCGGACAATGGTATTGCCGTATTCTGTGTAGACATTAGGGTTTAACTCACCTATGCGACCATCAATGATGTCACCGCATAAAATCTTGTTATATGCCTTAACAATAGAAGCCACTCGTAAAGCCCCTAAAGAGCCTTCTAAGAAAGATTTACGCTCATGCCACCTTTGGGATGTAGTATCGTAGACAAGCGTCGTAGAGGGCAGTGAGAAGCCTATAAAGTATGCTCCTTTGCTAGCGTATGCCCATGAGTAGATAGAAGCCACCTGAGAGTCAGTCAGTTTAGAAAGTAAAGAGTCTATCGCTGTGGTGGATATCTTGACTGTACTGTTACCGTTCAACGCCCAGATGGCTGGCCCTTCATTCTCTCCACCACCAACCCACATGAACGTGTCTTGTGCGTTTACAAGAGAGTAAGGTGCATAACAACCTTTCTGAAGGAATAGACCTGTACGCTGAAAAGGAAAGTCAGCCCCGCCTATGTTCTGAAACGCCTCAAAGGTCTGACCACCTGAGATGAACAATTGGTTCTTATAAACCACAGGAGCAACAATGTCATCAGGGTCGGACTCGGCAGTACCAAAGTCTAAGGCGTTGTAGCTCAAGCCGTCATTGATGGAGCTTACTATGAACTTCTTAGAATCAGTGGTAACCAAGAAGTAGCCATCTATGAACACTACGAACTGGGGGTTACCATTCGCAGTGAAGTCCGAATCTGTGATTTGAGCAAAGGTAGCCGTAACGTGGTTGTAGATGTAACCATTACCGTTAGGGACTAGCACCATCAATTGTGTGCCGTTATCAGCCATTGACACCCTTGTAGTGCCTGAAACGTCACCAATAAACGTCAATGTATAAGCGCCGTCAGACTCATCTAGCCTGTATAGCCTTTCGCCATTCACAAAGTACGGCTTGCCAGCCATCTCGTGCGACCCACGGTTTACGTTATCCAGTACCCCTGACGTAGCAACCTGTACCAATCCCTCAGTGCCGAATAGAGTCTCTTGAGACAAGCCAGTACCCTGAACAATGTTCGGATACCAGTTGGTACACTCTTGCGCTGCGATAGGTAAAGAGTCTGAGACATAGAAGCCGTTCGCTATAGGTAGCTGGGTTACTGGCATCTAAGATACTCCGAAGAGACAATCCGTTACGGTTATATTATTTGTGCCTGTGCCGTTGGAAACAAAAACTTCAAGATAATCAGACGTAGCCACGGAGACGTTGTAAAAAACTCCCACGTTTGCCGTATTGGATGAGGACACTAATCTGGATATTTTAGCGGCAGAAATAACAGTGCCATTTTTTGCTAAATGCACTGTCAAATTTTGATTTGTCCCGACAACATCCAGAGTCACAGAAGCCGTCAAAAGAATTGTAGTCGTCGTTGATCCTGTGTAAGTCAGCTTACCTGTCGTATCTACTGTAAAACTAGAAAAAGTTCCAGCTACAAATGTCCCTGCGGCTTTTACAGGTACATTTTGAGTAGAGATTGTCGTGGCAGTTGAATTACCGTGCATAGACACTTGCGCGTTTATTTCATCAGCAATAGACGTTATCTGAATCCCGCCAGCATTTACCGCAGCTACACTAATACCGCTACCTGCAACAATACTAGCAATTGTAGGAGAGGCTGCTGTTGTGTTTAACAGTATTGGAAGACCATCAGCGTTAGCCGTGAAGTTGTGGCTTAGCACAATACCATTCTGGGCAGAGACGTTAGCATTAACGCCTGAGCCGCTTTCAATGTTTCTGATCTTATTAACAGACCCATCAACATCAAGCACAGGCGACCCAGTATTAGCGCCTGTCTGAATGATTGAGCCAGTAACGCCAAGGTTAGCTACGAAGTTGTCATAGCTGATCTTGTAGTTAGAACCGTTTACTACATAGTCCAAGTAGCTATTCGCTAGAACAGTATTCTGTTGGACGAATTCACTCTTCTTGCGACCTTGTGCATTACCCGCCATTGGTACTGACCTCCAAACCTATTGCGCCTGTAGTCTCGGCGAGTATCTCTGCTTCTTGATCTGGGTAGAAGTGTCCACTTAATCCGTAGGACTCGTTTTCATTGCCAGAGCCGATTGGTAACGTAGAAGGCAGTTTGCTTGCCCTGATACGCTGTCCTATTGTCCTCATGGTCTGCATACCCTGACGCGCTGCCAGAGCTAGACCCTCTGAAACCACTCCTCCATAGTCAGGCGCGACTTCAATCGCCATGTTAGCGATGATGCCTCTTAACGCACCAGTAGGGACTGTGACTTCATCACCGAGGCTATCAACCACGGTATAACCCAGCACAATGCCTTGAGCATCTAGCTGAGCCATGTAATTATTTAGAGCGAATATATAGTCTTGGTACTCATCAGGCTCAAGAGGAGCTTCAGATGCTTGTACAAGAATTCGCTGTAGCGATGCCTTTGCAACCTGAGCGACAGTAGCCATTACTCGTACATAGCTCCTTTAGCTTTTGCTTTCTTCTTAGGCTTCTTTGCAGCCTTAGCAGCCGCTGCTCTGCCTTCTTTCGTGTAGGGATATTTCTTACCTTTAACCATTGGCATGGTATTACCTCACTCGAATGTTGCTGTTTTTGCTGATTGCCTAAACGCTTTAGCAGTAGGCGCGCCTTTTGAGCCAGCCTTCCTCATTCGTTCAGGAGTCTTGCCTTCAGCCTTTTGCCGCTTGATGCGCTTACGCTTTTTGTGGATGTTGTCGTACAGACCTTCACTCATAAGTAGCGCTCGTACTGATTGCCATAAAGAATCAGGGGGCCGAAGCCCCCATCCTCAGTCAGTCGCTAGACCCCAAATCCCTTTCCGCAAAACAGAGGATTGAAGGTTGCGTATGCAGGGAGTAAGTCGAAACGAATCTTTTGAGTATTCGCGTCACCGTCTGCGTACTTAGATACTCGGATTGACATACCGTCGCTAGTAGTAGCGATAGTGTCCGTAGAGTAGAGCTTAGGTAGCTTAACAGTACCCATACCGAACGCTTGCTTCGTGTAGAAGAGGTTAGGCTGGTACAGAGTTGAAGCAGCACCAAGAATCGTTACAACCGCAGCGTTTGCAGGAGCAGCGTCTACGTTGTTGTACTGACCGTTGGCCTCGTAGATAGCAGCACCAGAGACAGTAACTGTAGCAGCGTTGCCTGAAATAGTTACGTCTGCAAGTACAGTGCCAGTCCAAGGAACAACAGCGCCAGTTGCGTCAAGCATAGGCTGACGAGTAGCTACGTTGAGACGGTTAACGCCTGCAATAGTTACCATGTCACCAGCTTTGATAGTACCAGTACCCAGACCGTTCAAAGAAAGAACCTGAGTCATAGTGTCTTTAGCTGTGACGTAAGTTGCGTCAGGAGCAGAAGCCAAAGCGCCAGCACGGTCAGTAGTAGAACCTGAAGTGTAGCTAGGCAGTGCGTTAGAAGTAAGCGCCATCATGCCACCGAAAGATTGGCTGATCTGTGCTTTTTCCCATGCTGTACGAACAAGGCCATCAGCCGCATTCAGACCGTTCTGAGCTGAAGACAGCGCAGTAGTAGTGAATGGGTTCATGATGTAATACTTCTCGTCGCTCATAGGAACGCCGATTGAATCCATCAATGCACCAGCACCTGCTACGTCGCCCCAAGCATCAACAGCAGTGCCGTGAGTACCATACTTGAGTGAAGCGTTCTTGTTCATGTATGAACCAAGATCAAGCTCAAGGTCAGTCACAATGCGACGCGCCATAGGCTCAAGGATCTGGTCGAGTTGGTCTAGCTCCAAAGCCTCTTCAACATTGCCCCACTCAGTAGCGGCTGTGAAGTAGTCCTGTACTGTACCAGTTGCCTTGCCTGCAATGATGTCTGACTTATCAGAACCGCTGATATCACCACCAGAAGTACGGATAGAGTTGTAGTCGTGTGGACGCTTGAAGTCTACGTTTGAACCCGATGAAGGGTTGAACTTGCCTGACAACAGTTGAGTGTTGACAGTCTTTGTTAGCACTCGTGATGCTTCAAAGGCATCTAGAAAGACACGAGCGACTTTCCGAGTGACGTTACTATTGAGATTGTTAGCCATGCTAAAGTTTCCTATTCAAATGTTGCGCCTTGTGGCCCTCTAGGTTTGGGGGCTTTGCCAGCGCCATGTGGCTGCTCCAATGGATCAGGAGCGTTATTTACCTTGGGTTTAAGAGCAGCAGCTTTCTGCTTGACCGTTGTTGCTACATAAACAGCCGCCTGTGTGGGCGACATCTCACGCAGCTTCTCTAACTCCAAAAGGTTCTTAGAGAGGTAAGCAGTAATCAATGGCCCATGATCCTCTTCCAGAATGTACTGGACTAGATCATCATGAATGCCAAACTGCGCTACTGTGTTACCTGCTACCTGTAAATCTTCTGAATTAATCCCCAGACTTTTGGCCTTTTGGGAATAAGACTGAACCTTCTCGGTCATTACTTCTTGCTGCTTTTGTGCTTGCTGATACCGCACTTGTTCTTGTTGCTGTTTCAGCATTTGCTGTTGCTGGTCGAACGCAATAGCTTGTTTGAGTGCCTCATCCCTTAAATACAATTGCCGTCTGTATTCCTCATCGGATACTGCAAACGGATCAGGTATTGCTGGGACGTTAGGTCGCCTCTGCTCAGGAACTTTAGCCTCTAACTCTTCAAGCCGTTTCTTCAGGGCTTCTGCTTCCCGCTCCTTCTCTCGGAGCTTGAAAACCTTCTTCCCTACAGCCTCATCAAGTATTCGCTGCTGGTCTTCGCTGAACGTGATATGTTTCTCTGGGTTCTCACCCGCCTCCGGTGCTGATTCGGTATCCTGTTCCTCAACAGAATCTTCAGTCTCTTCTACCTCCGTCTCTGTGGTTACGTCTTCCTCAGATTCGTACTCGTAGTTATCCTCTGGTTGCAGCTTGCTCATAATATGCCCTTTATAGGTAAATGCCCTGAATAGGTCAGGTGGCCTGTGGCGATTATAGCATAATGTGGTAATAATCAATACTTAGTAGTAAATTAGGCTAACTAATGGCGAAATACGCCAAAGAGGATGTATGAGCGACTTGTATGATGTGTTTGAGACAGATGACCCAGAGCAGATGCACGACATTCTGTTTGATGTGATAGGTCAGCTAATAGAGGCTGACAGGGCCGGAGATGGCCCTATCATTGAGGAGTTGTGGGATAAGCTAGATGATATGATTAACAGCTTGGTAGAAGCTGTATAGTCATGCTATTATGTTGACAAAATAGGAGACTATATGAACTGCACAGAATTACTAGACAAATATTGGTCTTGTTTTGGTCACCTTGATTTAGCTATTGGCGAAACGCTAACGATTGAAGACATGGTTGGCTCAGAGCAGTTTAGTCAAGAAGAAGCTGAACAAATAACTAAATGTCTCGAAGACTGCTAAGATATTTGTTAACTCCCTCAAGCCATCGCTCGTCAGCCATTTGGTAATCTTGCGCCCCTCCAGATGTCTGGAAAGAGCGATATGGCCCTTGTTTATTTGCTCTTGCCGCCGCAGGATCAGGAAACATTACGTCCCAAGGTAGCATTGGTTGATTTATAACAGCGCCACCCTCCCCTTGAATGATAGTGTCATAAGAAGCATTGAGTCCTGTGTTGCGTTCCATTGTTAGAGGATCAGCATCAGCGGCAACCATTACTCTGCTTCCACTAAACCCAGCAGGGTTATCTAACATTGATTGCTCATTGATAATGGAATAAATATCTTCAGGAATAGGCGCGCCCTCTGCTTGTAACTCTCTATTAGTTAAAACATTCATAAATGCTTTGCGCTTATTTCCTGCCGTCGCGTACTCATCAGTGGTTTTTAACCATTCCTCTAAATCCTCTGGCGTTGTATAACCTTTCCAAGATTCTGCAATGCCTTTGGTATCGCCTTTATTTAGCTGTGATTTCATTTGTCTATTAAGGATGCCTTCGCCTTGCTTTGTTAGTCCTCCAATAGACTTAATATATCTAGAAGCTATTACAGACGCTGGTTCTGCAAAATTAGAGCCATAATTATCCATACCCATATAAACATAGACAGGGTCTTTTTTGGTTTCAGCTCTAACCCTGTTTGCATGGCCTTGTTTGGACTTTGCTGCTCCACTCATGCTCATCCAGTTTCCATATCTATCAAAATGCTGAGGGCCACCTTCAACCGTATATGGAGCTATATCTACCCCCGCAACCCTATCTACTGTGCCAAAAATTGTTTTATCGGCAGGCAAAGGAATTAATGGGCTACCAAGTAATTGCTCATAAGTCCCTTCTTGAGCAAACAAATCATCTGGAGATAAAACCCTACCTCCAAGAAGTCTTGCATTTTCTCTCTGTGCAATAATTGGGTTTTCGTTGTATTCGCTAAGAAGTTTTCTATAACTTCCTTTGGCTATATTTTCTGGCCTCACATCCTGATTTACTTCTGCCATCAAAGGATTAATACTGTATCCCTTCTCATTAAAAAAATCTCTAACAGGGTATTCATTAACATCGCCAGCATTAGCAGTTTGTATCGCATCCCCAAATTGCGAGTTTTCTCTTAAAGATCGTAATGCAGACTTAACCCCCTTAGCCGCCACATCCCCCACAATAGGCAACGCACCAACAGCCGCAGCCGCAGCGTTAATCCCAGTGCCTAACATATCGCCTTGGTTGTACGAAGTGCGTATATCGCCTACACCTACAGCGTCACCAACAATAGGCGTGAAGTCTATGGCTGTCTCAATGCCTTCCCCAGCGTTGATAAGACCTTGCCTATAGCCACCGCCTATGCCGCTGTCATCAATTAACTCGCGCAGCTTGCTACCTACCGTGGCTCGGAAGTTAGGGTTGAATGGGTTGTAGGATGACTGAAACGCAGAGACTTGCTGGACTCTGCGCTTATCCAGTTCTTGTTGGGCTAACTCAGCGACGGTTGGCAAGGCTAATTAACTCCGCTTCAGACATCATTGGTATACGAGACTTCATCATCTGCTCTTCCATCATGTCAGACATCTTCTTCTGGTTGTCTAATTGCTCACCCATTGCCTGAGCGGATGTCTTGTCTACAGTAGCGCCTGCCTGCTGGGCCTTGATCTGCGTCTCCATACGCTTAGTCTCGGCGTTGAAGGCATCAATCTGGTTGTCAGCTTCGTCTCCGACAGTTTGACTTTGCAGCTTTTGAGCTTCGATCTGTAGCTTCATCTGCTCGTTCTGTAGCTTGGCTTGATCTATCTGAGCCTTGAGCATCTCAGCCTGAGCCTTCATCTGCTCGGCCTGTGCTAGAACCATTGCAGGGTCTGGGGCTTGCTGGCCTTGCGCCATCTGCTGCGCTTGCTGCATCTCCATGATTTCCTCTTCGGTCATCTGTGACTGAGGGATTAGCCCTTGTTGGAGCATCTGCGCCCGCTTACGTTCAGCTATCTGTGAAGCCGCAGGAGTATTAACACTTTGCAACATCAGGTCGCCAGCTATCTGCATGATGGAAGGATCAACCTGTGCCAGTGAGACAATAGCCTCAATCGTCTCTTCCTGACGGTTTTGGAAACTTGGGCCAGCCTTGCAAATAACGTCATACGAACCAACAGACAGATCATTGATAACCACTATCTCGCCAGTGGCGTTGTCTATCACCTGCTGGTTTAGGTCAGCCATGTCAAACGACTCATCTTCACGCAGGACTCTGACTGTTCTAGCAGTGTCGTAGACTTTAGGGATAGCGTCCTTGATCAGCCTACCAGTAGCAGCGATGGCTATCTCCATTGAGCGGCTGTACTTAAACGTACCATTGTCGCCCTTGTTCTGGAGCTTCTGGATAGCTACACCAGACTGAGCGTTAGGGTTGTCGCCCATGTTAGCTGCAAACATACCCGCAGTGGCGTTAATCATGCCCTGCATAGACTGAGCGATTAGGTTCAAGCCTTGGTTGACCTGTGCGCCGCCTTGTTGCTGTGGGATAGACGGAAACTCAGGATCAGGGTTGAAGAACTGCACCGGATCAGAGTTAGTGTTTAACGTGGCTATCTGGTCTTCATGTCCCGCAGCCTGTGCAGGAGTCATCCAGTATTTAGCCCTTGGAGCTAATGCGCCTTCCTCAATAGACCGAGACATTGCGTAGTTCAATACCCTTTGTGGGTCTAGCAGCTTCTCAACCACGCCCCAGTACAGAGTTTTGCCCTCAAAGATCTTGAAGTTGCCATACACAGGAATGACAGGGATTCTATTGAACACAGTCTCACGGTCATCTTCTAGCCAATCTTTGTTATCAAAGAACCTTGAGCAGACCTTGTGTACCTTGCGAGTCCTTCTGCGTACTTCTGTGACTCCAATCATGGCTAGGTCATCTACGACCTTCTCAAAGTCATCATTGACCTCATGGGTCTGACCGTTGGACATCATGACCAATTCGCGTTCTTCTGACTCCACATACAGGAACTCACCAACAACAATAGCTTCAGCCTTGTCATAGTAAGCATCACCCTCACGGTCATCAGGGACTGACTCCTCAGAACCTTCAGGCCATCTATGTTGGTACTCATCAATCGCCATAGGATGCAGGACAAACGCATACCTTGAGTCTGACTTATCCTGTAGCTCCGCAGCAGGGTCAAACCATACTCGGTCTACTGGGTTGCCAATCTTCTCAATCACTATGTCTTGATCAAATGAGTTGTCATCAGCAAACTTCTGACTGACACGCCACGCATCAAAGCCACCAGTAACCATGCCTCTGGCTGCTTGTGCGTAGACTTGCTTGGCGTTGGAGATGTTTTCAATGTTGCGGATCAAGCCGTCATAGGTAGAGGCTATGTCTTTAGTAGCATTGCCACCAGCGGGACTGACACGGATATCAAAGTCAGCCTGCTCAATCTCTGAGGACACCTGATCCACGATAGGATTCACGTTGTCAAAGGTGTAGCGTGGCTTGTTCTGGTTAGCTTCCCACCAGTACGGTTCCCACTGACCATCCCTTTTATCAAGGAACAAGTGAGACTCACGAGACATCTCACGGTTGTCGTGGTCTGCCTCCTGACACGCTGAGAGAAGATTCAACACACTTTGATGGTCATCGTATTTGTCTTTATAAGACAGATCATCCTCGGTCATCTGTGCCGACTCTTCCGTTTCTTCTTTCTCTTCGTATCCGTTTTCGTAGGTAGCCATTAGCCCCAGCCCTTAAAATTGATTTTGACAGCCGCTTTCTGGACTGCCTTTGGTGAAAACATTGACATCATAAGCGCATCACCCATGTTAGGAGACGGTAGCTCATACGGCTTCTTAGCCATGTCTATCTTCGACATGATCTGGATTTTACCATTGTTTGAGCGTTTTTGCGGTATTCTGCACACTTCACTTCGCAATTGATCTAATACCTCAATCTCTGAGGATAGGGAGATTATATCATCAGGGTTGACGTACTCACCCTTCACTACGGCTCGGTAGGTAGCCTCAAACCTATCCCTTAGCTTCCACCAGTACTGCGCCCTCTTGTTGAAGAACGTGTCCTTGTTGGTCTTGGAGTCTGAACCACTATACGGTACAGCGGCATCATCAGGAGTCTCTGAGCCACGGAACTGGTGCTTCTGCATCGCAGTAAATTCAAGCTCTTGGTCTACCTGACGCTTGAGGGATATACCTAGACCGTCACAGTCCCAGACAAACCAATCAGCTTGTGCTTGCCGAGCTTTCTGTAAAGCCCAATCCATGCCTTCGCCTGAATCTCCTGTTACCTTTTCACACACCTCTAAGACTACCGAGCCTTTACGCAGCGAAAAGCCTTTTGAGTCCCCGCCCTCGTCTGAGGGGTCGTGTGAGGCTATCAACGCACCAGACGGCTCAAAGCCTAGCTTGATGTGCGCATCTATCGCAGCGTCATACCACTCGGTTGGAATAATATTGTCTTCAACAGAGTCGTAGTATTCACCTTCCCAGATATGCTGGAACAGAGCAGGAGACATTAACGCTCGGTCGTGTTCCATCTCTTGCTTGAGGACATCAGGGGCTAAGGGATTGTCAGTGATGTTGATGATGACGATTAGGTGTAAGTCATCCTCGTAGAAACCATCCCTACGAAGTTGCTTCTCATACGGCTTGATGAACCGCTGGCTGAACGCATCCACACTAGACCTTGGGTTAGCACTGAACCATATCTCTGAGCCTTCCTCACGGAGAGTAGGCGTTAGAGCTTTGAGGGAGTTGAAGGAGATAGTCTGGGCTTCTTCCACCCAGAACCGTTGGAAGCCGTGCATTGACTTCACTCCCTCTGGGTTTCTTGCTAGACCACGGAACTTAAACGCTGGTTCGTCATTCAGGAGGATTTGGTTGTTTTGTATCTCATACCCTTGGAGGTTGAGTCGCTCTATCTCTGACTTGAGTAGGGCATGAACTGAGTCGTCTATGCTGTTTTGAAACTCACGGAAGCAAGCAGTCTTAATCCCCTTGGTCTGCGCGTCCATCAGGCACATATCAGCAAAGCTCATTGACTTGCCTGAGCCTCGCCCACCTATGGCAATCTTGAAGCGTTTAGGCGTGTCTATAAACCGCCTGAGCTTCTTAGGGATTTGCATCTTAGGCATTTATTCGTAGGTCGCCTTCTTACGCTTCGCCT